GATCAAAGAAAAAGAAGATGGATAAGAAGAAAGGTTAGGTATGTCCTGTGTTAGAATATGTAGCAGCAGCAAATGCGGCATACGCCGTCATCCGCAAGGCAGTTGAAAACGGCCGCGAGCTGACTTCTGTTGGCAAACAGATTGCGGCTTTTACACATGCTACAGATGATCTAGCCAAACATGCGCACAAGAAAAAGAACAGTATATGGTCAAACTTTACTGGGAAAGACGAGAGCGATTTAGAAGAGTTTATGGCTCTCGAAGAAATAAAACAAAAAGAAAATGAACTAAAACAAATGATGATATATCTAGGCAGACCCGGTTTACATAGTGATTATGTAAGGTTTTGCGTAGAGGCTAGGAAGAAAAGGCAAGAGGCAGCAAAAGAAAAAGAACGTCAGTGGGCTGCGTTTGTAGAAAGTTTCCAAACATGGTTCTTAATAATATTATTTGTGGTATTAGGGTTAGGAATTTTAGTAGGTGGCGTTTGGATTCTTAGGTACAAGGGGATTATCTAATGCCAAAAAAATTACAAACTAAATCCAAATATGCTGAGTATGATACTGACGGTGATGGCATCGTTTCAGATGAAGAACTTAGTCATGTTAAAGAAATCAAACAAACAGAAGATGCTTCTAGAAAGAACCTAGCTCAACTTAGGATGGCTAGGTTTTCTTTAATTGCAATGGGTGCGTTTACCCTTGCTATGTTTTTTATCCCATTAGAAAGAGTGACTGCATTATCCGATATAAGTAACCTGTTTTACCTTACAGGTGGGGGTATTGTTGCAGCTTATATGGGTACAACTGCATGGGTGCAAAAGAAGTAAAATATGGTATAAACAGATGTTATGGCTACAAAACTAAATGAAAATACTGAGGTTGCACTACCACTTAGAAATATTGTCACTATGGTGGCAGCAGCTTCTATTGCGACATGGGCGTACTTTGGGATTATAGAACGGCTAAATCAGATGGAAACAAGTATTACCATGATGGAAGCCGACCAAGAACAAAACACAGAGTTTCGAATTAAATGGCCTAGGGGCGAAATGGGCAGTCTGCCTGCAGACTCTGAGCAGTTTATGCTAATAGAGCATTTAGCAAAAGAGCTAGAAAAACTTCAAACTCAAATTGAAAGCGGTCAAGCACCGTATGACCAACAACAAAAATTGACTTTGGAGTTTTATGAAAAACGTATAACAACTATAGAAGAAAACATAGAAAAGATGAGGAATGGAAATAAACCATGATAGAACTTGTTTTTGTGTTACTTCTATATAGCAATGGAGAAGCTATAGAATACACACCCTATGATAAATTATCAGAGTGTTTGTCTACCAAAAGGACAATCAAACGTAACGTTAACGGCGGTGTAAACTTTGATAACCAGTGGAAATGTAAAGAACTAAAAGTAAAGCTGGAAAAAAATTCAGATGGGAGTTATGATATAGTAGAACTTATTGAGGAGTAATTATGCTACAAACGTTGATAGGGCCAGTAACTGGCTTACTTGACAAGTTCATAGAGGACAAAGACCAAAAAGCGAAGCTCGCTCACGAGATCGCTACGATGTCCGAAAAACATGCCCAACAAATTGCGCTTGCCCAAATTGAAGTTAATAAGGCTGAAGCAGCATCTGGGTCATTGTTCAAAGGCGGCTGGAGGCCAGCAGTTGGGTGGGTTTGTGCGATTGCGTTCGCATACCACTTTATCCTAAAAGATTTGATTGTATTTGGATGTGCGGTAGCTGGTATAGAAGTACCAGAACTACCTGAGTTTGATATGGGTACACTCCTAACTGTTCTCGGCGGAATGCTAGGAATCGGTTCGCTTAGAACCTACGAGAAACAGAAAGGACTTACTAAATGAGTTTTTCACTATCACAGAAAAGTCTGGACAGACTTAACGGCGTAGACAACAAACTAGTACAAGTTGTTAAATCAGCTATTGATTACACTAAAATAGACTTTGGTGTAACGTGTGGTCTTCGAACTGTTGAAGAACAGCAGCAGTTGGTAGATAGCGGAGCATCACAAACAATGAACAGCAAACACATCGGTGGTAATGCTGTTGATGTTGTTGCGTATATTGGCCCACGAATTACATGGGAACTTAATGTTTATGATGACATTGCTGATGCTTTTAAGACAGCAGCTATGGAACACGATCTAGCTTTACGTTGGGGTGCAGCGTGGCATATACCTGATATCCGAGAGTGGCAAGGCTCTATGGAAGATGCTATGAATGCTTATGTTGACTTGCGTAGACGACAAGGTAGACGACCATTTATTGACGCTCCACATTTTGAGGTTGGATAATGGGTTCAGTAAAGCTAACAAAATTTTTAGGTGAAGCTCCGAAAATATCTTCGGAGCTACTTCCTGATGGCGCAGCTCAAAATGCGTTTAATGTTAAGCTTTACTCTGGTGATCTTATTCCTTACCGAACACCCAAACTTGTAGATACTATTAGTAGAACAGGCACTATTCAGACTTTATATAAGCTTACAAATCCTACGAATAACAGTAATGTATTTCTTACTTGGCTTAATGATGTAGATATTGCTACAGGTTCAGCCCCTTGGACTACAACATCTTCTACTGAGGATGACGAGCAGCGTTATTATTACACGGGTGACGGCACACCTAAAGTATCAAACTATGCTTTAGCTACTAACGGAAATGCTCCGTATCCTGTGACTGACGGATACTATGATCTAGGGTTACCTTTACCTACAACTACAGCTACAGCCACAGCTACTTCTTTTGCTGTTGTAAATTCGACACACTATGAACGGGATAGTGGTAATACTGCAACATATTATGGCTCAACATCTCACAACTTACGCTCAGGTAATATTGTATCTGTTAGAGATTTTGGAACATCTGATGAAGCCAAAGGTTTTAATGCTACAAATGTAGAAGTTACTGTACTTAATAGTACTGATTTTCAATATTTTAGCCCGGGTGACCAAGTAGCTAAAACTGCAAACACTAGTGGTCGTGCTGAACTTGCAGGTAATACACAGATTAGGACATATGTTTATACATGGGTAACACCTTGGGATGAAGAGTCTATCCCTTCACTACCTTCAAACGAAGTATATATTAAAGAAGGCCAGACTGTTACTGTGTCTGGATTACCACAAGCAAAACCTAGTGATCCTACTCGTAACTTTGTTAGAGGTATTAGGCTTTATAGAACTGTAGTATCTTCTGCAGCTACTGAGTATTTTCAGTTAGCCACTTTGTGGTTTCCAACAGCTACTACTAAAGTAAAACGAGAAGGTAATACAGTTACCTTAACTTTAGCAGAGCCACATAATTTTATTGTAGATGACAGGTTTAAGTTGTCTGGTATGACTACAGACGGCGGCAGTATGAATGGCACATTTTCTGTAGTATCCATTGTTGATAAATATACATTTACATTTACCGACAGCGGTACTGCTATTGGAGAAACCGCAGATACTAATGGTACTGTATTCCATGATGTTGCTGAATCTTTAGATGACCCAGCTAGGTATTGGGGTGATAGTTCTTATAACTTTACAGATGATTTTCTTGTATCGGGTTTATCTAGAGTATTAGACTCAGAAGATAACGATCCACCACCAACTGGTATGAAGGGCATCCGTGCAGCACACAATAACATTCTTATTGGGTTTTTTGACAATCAGCTTTGTTTTTCTTTTCCTGATAAACCTCACGCTTGGCCTGAACGTTTTAGGCTTACGTTTGATTCAGACATTGTAGCAATAGAACCTATACAAGGTTTTATTCTCGTACTTACAAAAGAGTATCCATATCAAGTATCAGGTAACGATCCAGCTACTATGGTGTCTGCTCGTATTGATACGTTGTATCCGTGCCTTGCTAAAAAGTCAGTAGTCAATATGGGCTTTGCAGTTGTATGGGCTACACATGGAGGGCTTGCTAGTTATTCTCCTTCAGGCGGTATTGATCTTATTACCAAGTTTGTACACGATTGGGATACTTGGACTACTGCTTTAGACCCAGCTACTTTGATTGGGCATTATCATGAAGGTAAGTACTTTGGCTCACATAGTAGTGAATCATTTATATTTGAACGTGATGATAAGGTAGGCGGGTTTTTTGTAAGTATACAATATACATTTAGTGCTGCCTGTACTGATTACGAAACAGGTGTAATGTATTATATTGGTGATAACCAAGGTAGTCTTTATGAGTGGGATAATAGTGGTGAAGTGCTTTCTCCTCTGGAATGGAAGTCAAAAACTATTGTTACCAAAGATTACATGAATCTTGGAGCTGCTAGAGTTATTGCAGATTTCCAAACACCTGATGCAGAAACAGAAAATATACAAGCTTTCAACGCTACCGTACCAGCTTATAACAATGCTATATGGGCTAAAAGTATACAGCTTGGCTGTGTTAACGGGCCTACAGATTATATGGATGCAGGCACTAGAGTAGAAAACATAGGTACTTTAAATGCCTTTGCAATTAACTCAGACGGACAAACACGTTTTCAAAAAGATATAACAGGTGTGCTGCCAGTTACTTTTAAACTGTTTGTAGATAAACAGTTGATTTTTCAAGGTACAGTTAGCAGTGACGAAATATTTAGATTGCCGACAGGCTACAGAAGTGATACATTTGAAGTTGGAGTATCAGGTTCGTCAAGAATAAGGGCGATACACATAGGTGAGACTCCATATGGATTGAGGACAGCATGAGTGTAGCTAACAGATTTACAGGTGTGCCAGCAGTGCCACAAGGGGGTTTTACAGATTACCAAACTGTACTTATTGGTGCAGTAAAAGAAAATGTAGAACTACTAACTGGACTCCGTGGTGAAGTTGACACTGTAAGTAAAGCTGTAACTCAAGGTCAAGTTACAGTAAATGAAATGG